ATTATTAATGGGGATACAAAGCAAAAATTTATAGACTTTGAATCGGTTGAGAATGAAAGAGAGTTAAAAGCAGATTCCTTCGCACAAAATATACTATTGGATAAACAGCAATATAAACTTTTTAAAGAGCAGGGAGATTATTCATTACAAGCTATTATGCAATTTGCGGAAGAGCAACAGGTATTACCCTGTATTGTTGTTGGCAGATTAAAAAAAGAAAAAATATTAACATGGTCTGCTTATAACGCTGTGCAGAAAATATATGACGTTTCCACTCTTTTATAAGTTCGCGCACTATTTTCAGTTGTTGCAAAATCCGCAACAACTGAAAAATCATATATAAGCCTTTTTCCGTTCTTCTATCTGTTTCGCAATTTTATCAAAATCAAGGTCTATATCTTTAACGACTTGAATAACGTCCCTAAGAATATCGACAGTTAGCGGCACATCAGCTTCAATATTGATAATACCAAGCGCTTCCATTTCCTTTTGTAGCGCTGCTCTATCTGTCTTATTCATGTATTACAATCCTTACCCATCCCGCAAAGAACCTTCCAGAAAGACAGCACAGTCAAACTCGTAATCATCTTTTTCAGAGGAAATGCCGACATCTCCGAGTATCTCTTGTACGCGCATACAACGCCGGAGTGCGTTACAGCGTTCACGGTAGTCGTGTATTCCTTCTTGTTCAAAAACTGCATCAATATCGTGCTGGGAAGTACAGATATTGAGCTTTTCAAGAATCCGGTTATCGGCTTCACTTAACGGCTTTTTTACTAAGCCTAACTTTTCATAGAAGGGAGTAAGCCGCCAATAGCCGGTAATAAAATGGGAGAGCGCAAATTCATACAACTGCTCATCTGTCGGAGGTATTGAGGGGCTAAAAAAATAAGACGGCGCATACATCGCATAGGTCAAGTACCGCTGCTTTTCTTGTATATCAGTAATGCCGAAGTGAATAAACACAACCGCTATCTGCTGTTCACTTTTGCATTCCCGTAATGCCCCGATGATGCGCTTGTCAAAAGTCATTTATGTTATTCCTTAATAAATAGTATTGGAGAAAGATATGCCCTTACATCCAAAATAAGAAACTTTGATTTTTTACGAATTAAGGGCATATCGTTTATACAGTGTAGTTCAAAGTTCTTATTGCAACATAAAATCATATAGCAGCTGTCAAGTATTCCTTTACAACTGCTTTTTACGCTCAACCTCTAGGGAGGGTGGAAAAGGCTGAACTTATATTTTAAAAAGTATTTTGCGCCTATTGCAAAAAGTATTATTGTTAGTATTGCCGAAAGTATTATAACGGCAATCATCCGCCGATGGAGTTTATCTTTTTGTTTATTGATTATTGCCTGCTGTTTCGCTATTGTTTCGGCCGCCTCTTTTTCGTATGCGTTGTAAGATTGCCGCAAGACTTTCAAGGTATTGCGTTCCGTCTGTAATTGATTTTTCAAGTTGTTCGCTATTCTCTCTGCTTCCTGCAAGCTCGCTGTCAAGGTTTTCGCTTGCCTCTCTTGCGCCCTCAAGCGTTCCGTTAAGCTGTTCGCTTGCGATTGCAGACTCTGTCTGTCTCTCGCTAAGTTCTCCGATATGCTCTCTAACCTCGTAAGCTCCGTTTCCGTTACCGTATACAGCTGCTCTTGTGCAGCAACCGGAAAGGGTAAGCAGCAACAAACAACTAAGACAAACAATAAAAATATTCTTTTCATGCATCATTTCCTCCTACATTACCCATTGTTTACCGCTTTCTCAAAAACCCGAGTACCCGCGCATAGCTCCAAGAACTAACATGCGCCCCATCTTGCTTAAACCCATCCTGCTCAAAGACTACCATTTCCGCAGCGCTGGAATTAAGCACAATAGCGATATGCCCATACTGATTTGCTTTAGTGGCAGCGAAAATAACGACATCCCCTTTTTCCGGCTGCATGCTGGCTTTATACGGAATGCGCTCAAAGTATTTTTGTTCAAGCGGTATTGTGTCATACTTCGTATACAGCTCCGCAGCTCCGACCACCCCGCCGGTATGCGGGATTGCTAATACATCCTTGCAATATTGCCGGAACACATCAACGCATTGCGCCCCGTAATGCCCGTCATAGTCAATCTTTTTGCCGTTGTATTTTTCTACAAACTGCTCCAGTGTCATGTATGCCCCCTTGTCTTTATATTTCTATACCTAATGCTTTTAAGTATCCGATATTCTTTTTTATGGGATAATCAATACAGATTTCTTTGTACTCCGGTAAAAGGAATGCCGATTGCTCAGCCTTGTACATTGCGATTTTTTCTTTTATCCGCCGAGCGATAATCCGTATCATTTCATCAGCCCAGTCATTTACGATTGTTTCTATTTGTGGGGCGATTTCTTTCCATGAAGGATATTGTTCCGTGCCGCACGGTACGGCAGGGAGTTTATGTAAAAAGGCTTTATAGTCTTGTTCGATGAAATAGAGAATGTCGGCGATATAGCCTTTACGCTCTGTTGCCGTCAGCCGCTCCCGCATACAGTTATAGTCTACACGTTCCTGCAGCACGTCTTTTACCAACTCGACAACAGAAAGCATCGGCATTTCACATTTTACGAAGGGCAAAAAGACTTCTTTGATTGTGCCGTTAATGCGGCGAATTACCCGCCGCTCGTCTGCCTTTGTTTTTTCGTCTATTTCTCCAGATTGACGGAATAACTTCTTGCGGTATTCTTCATCATGGAGCCGGTCTTTTTCTTTTTTCTCTATATCCGCTTTGAATACCTCTAGCCTACCGTCTACATTTTTTTCAAGATCACCGACGATAAGACTCTTATCATCGACGTCAAGCTTCACGCCTTTTTTTATTGCTTTATGCAACAAAATAAAAATAAGCACTGCGATAAATGCTATGACAATCCATCCTGCCAGCGGAATGTTTCCTGCCTGTTCCATAAATTTCAAAAAGCCCCTTTCTTACTTACAAAGTGTTATCAGCATAGAAGAAACGCAGTGCGTAACGCAAATCAGCAGGGGTGAAAATTATGTTCCTTAAAATATTTTTATTCTTTCTACGCGTAAAATTTGTGTTACGCACCCCCAATTATTTACAATACAGACCGTACCACAAAAAGAGGTGATGTCATGGGGAAGTCTAGAAAAAACACATATACGCAAAAACCACTTTTTATCGATCCTGCGCAAACGCCGTTTGTATCGATTGAGGCTGTGGGTGAAATGCTTTCCGAAGTGGAAGCAAAGACAATAATGAGCCGCATCCGCTTAAATCCGCTTGCGACACCTGAAATGATTGCAGCGCTCAAAGGGGATGCCGATCCGCTCGATTGCATTTTCGCCGTTGAATATCGAAAAAGCAAAGGCGGCGTTGAGTATCTGGATGCCGCGTATGAACACATTGTCGAAACGATTTTGACCAGTACGGTTTTTATTCCTTCCGGCTATGGGCATCAATCGCAAGAAGCATTCTTTTATGAAGGACGCGAGATATACGGAACGGTTATCGGCGCATTACTCGATAAAGAGGCGGGGAAAGTCTATTACCGCATTATTCCCGACAAGGGAGAACACGCGGAGAAAATACGGCGGTGGCTAAAAAATAAGCAGATTAACGCAGTCTCTATCTGGGGAATACCGACGTATGCGGATGAAAGGAAAAAGACGGTTATTGATTACGCCTTGCGCTCTGTTGACTTTGTGCCGCCGCTTAGCGAAGGGCAATATAACGAAAGCGCAATCGGGCAGATGGCGGGTATGAGTTTTAATGAGCAGGAAAGAAAAATCCGCGATGCCTTGCGAGAGAAATATGCAGACTATGTTTTTACGGAAGATTTTTATGATGATTATGTCATCGGTGAATATGAAAATCAGCTGTATAAAATTCCGTACAGCATACAAAACGATACGGTTATATTTGGGGCGGCTCAAAAGGCGCGCCGCGTTGTTGAATATAAACTTCAGGAGGAAGAAATGGAACTGACAAGTATAGCAAATGATGAGCTTACGGCAGAAATCGCACGGAGAACAAAAACGGGGCTTTTGTCTGCTCAAGCTGTTGCAGGGGAAATGGGGGTAAAACTGGAAGATGCTCAAAAGCTAAAAGCCTTGGAAGCGGCTTCCAGTGAACTTGCTGAACTCAAAAAAGCTGCCGGTGAAATGGCGCTTACCGATGCTATCAACTTTGCGAAAAAAGCGAAGGAAGAAGAAAAAGCGGAGGCGGCAAAGAAAGCGTTTGGTGAAATGGTCAATGCAGTCAAGGCTGAAAAGGGCTTAACCAAAGACGGTAAACCTATCGGTGCGATGGCAGCGTTGGTGGATAAATTCTGCCATTTTGAAACCGGTATGAGTAAAGAGCAGGTTGCAGGAGAAATGGATCGCGTAATGAATGATGCGGACATTCAAAAGCTCGTGCAAGGAAAAACCGCAGCCGCTCCGGTTGGTCAGATGGCAGGTATGGGCGCAAAAAGTGAGCCGGAAGTGTACAAAATCTAAACGAGGAGGTGTGATATGACAGGAGAGCACAGGCTTTTATCAGTCAATAAAACGGTTGCAATCGCAGATGTAACAATTCCCGCGGGAGGAGCGCAGACGCTTGATAATCACGGCATTGTCTTTGTCGGAGACCGCGCGGGGGTTGTGCTGCAAAAAGAAGCCGGCAATCAAGTAACGGTGTCTTTTGACACACAGCGGGAATGGACAACGGAAAGCTACGATAGCGCCAATTTGCCGAAAATCGGCGAAAAGGTATATCTCGGCGCTTCGGACGGTAAGCTCACGAAAACCGCATCGGGCAATAAGCTCGTCGGCTATTATTGGGGAACGATGGGAGGCGCGGCTCTTTTTTCGCTTCACGCATAAAAGCAATCCGTACATAACGAGGAGGATGAAAGAAACAATGGAATTTGTATCGAATGAAACAATCCGTATGAAAAATGCTGCGGATAAAAAACAGATGTCGCTTCAATACCGTGCGCCGAATGTACCTGCCGGTGAAATGACAATAGAGGATACCGGCGCCGGTACGCGCACTGAAATCTTTACGCGGGAAATGCTTGCGCGGGCGGTCGGCTTACCGTCAGGAGAAATGATGAGTGTAGAAGATTTGCATAAGTTTGCAAAGCAAGCCGTTCTTGACGTATCGCTCGGTATGGCGGAGCATCCGGCTGTTTATCCCTTCATTTACGAAGAGATTAAAAATGCCGATTTTCCCCGCACAATCAAAGTGATGGAGCTTATCGGAATGCGCGCTGCATTCGGTGTTACCAACGATGGGGAAAGTGTGCCGATGGCGGATTTTAAATTCGGTAAGCTCGATACGGTTGATTTTAAGACGTTCGCTGCCGGTTATTCTATCTCACGCGGCTGGGTAAACTTCAATGAATTTTGGAAATTACCGCAAGCGTCAAAAGCGCTCGGTATTGCGCATAATGCTGTTCTTGACCATCTGCACCTGTCGCCGATTATTACGCATTCGTATACCGGAGATGCCGTTACCAATAAGGTAACAACCGGCAGTACCGACCTTGAGAATGTATGGCTTACGCTTCGGCAAGGGCTTAAAGATGCCCTCAAGCGTACCAATGCAGGCGGCTATCGGATTCGTCCGACTATTGCGCTGTGTAATTCAGCGACAGCGATGGATGTAGAAGCGGCAATCAAAGGCTTATTGCAAAAAGGTACGCAGCTGGGGCAGCTTGCGCAGATTCAGAGCGTTTTAAGTTATGACGGCTGGACGGGTGAAGTCGGCGGAATTAAATACGAGTTTAAAGCTCCGGCTGATAACGAAGTGTATTTAATCGTTCCGAAGCGGTCCTTTAAGGCGCTTGTAAAAGAAGATTTGACGCATCTTGAACAGCGGGGAAACATTCTCACCCTTTCTGAATTGGATGTTGTTGAAACCTTTACCCGTTGCGCGGTTGCCGGTGTTGCAGATGCCGTGCATAAGGTAAAGCTCGCATAAGGTTTTAAAGAGAGGTGAGCCGTTTATTTCGGCTCCTCTCGACAGATCGAGGAGATGATATGGGAAGTGAAAATATTACCTTACGCATAATGAAAACGGCTAACGGCTGGTACGTTGAGCATGAAGCGAATGATATAACGAACAGCTACGCAGTTGAAAGTGAAGCATGGGATGATCTCAATCCTGCGCTTGCGGGAACTTTTGAAACGCCGTTTAAAGTGCCGGAAGAAAACGAAAACAGTGCTCAAAAGCCGAAGATAAGCGAATTAAAAGCAAAGATCAAAACACTTGAAGCAGCGGAAAAAGAGTTACACGACTTGAAAGAAGCGGCGGGCGGTATTGATATTTTGCAGGCGATTGAAAGCGCAAAGAAAGCGCAAGCGCAAACAAATCCGCAAATTTAGAAGGGAGATAGCAGCGCATGATCATCACCGAAGCATTGATGCAAAGAATCCGCACCCTGCTTAACGAAGTAATACCGGACGGGGGCAGCGAAGCGGACACGCATTTTTCTATGCTCGATTTAACGATCACATTGCAGATGTCGGAAAGTGAAAATCACGCGCTCTACCTTTTGTGGACGCAAAAGGCAGGAATTATTCAGCGGGATGCAGGAGAGATAAAAAGCATTAGTGCAGGAGGGGAAGCAATAGAAAAATACACCGCCGCCGATTATGTGAATCTCTGCCTTAAAACTGCGCAAGGGTATAAAGAGGCATGGGAAGCAGATCGGAAAAATGCCGGCGCTTCGTTTTTAATCTGTAGTAAAAAAGATGATGATGAGGCTGCGCTATGGTAAATGCAGTCAAACAATTACGGAAAGACACGGAAAGTATTATCGATGTGAACCCGTCTCTTCTTGTATTTATCCGCCGTGAAAGAGAGAAAAATGAATACGGCAATGTAAGGGAAGGAGAAAAGCGAACGGAAATACAGCGGGTGCGGATTGCAGAAATCTCGCACAGCGAAACCGACCGACTTTTGCAAGAAGGCTTATTTAAAACACATATCGTCAATATCACTGCATTTCACGATGCGGATATTCAGGCAGGCGATTTATTCGATTTTCAAGGCAGCCGGTATGAAGTCGTTTTTATCCGAAAGATCACTATCGGCGGGTATGCGCCGGAGAATGCCTACAAGATGTCAGGAAGGGCAAAAGAGATACGAGAGGCAGCCGAATGAGAGGGATGGAAGCGGTTTTTGAGCGGTTAGAAAGCATCACCAAAGAGATGCTGAATGATTGTGAAATGGTTGCCTGCGAAACCGCTGCCAGTATGGAGCGGTATGCGAAAGAAAACCGCGTATGGACTGATCGAACAGGGGATGCCCGCAAGGGATTACGCGGCATTGCATCCCGTTCGTCGCAAGCAATATCGGCAGGGATTTATCAGGATATGTACGGTAAGACCGGTAAAGAATACGGCTATTGGCTTGAAAATGGGACGAAAGAAGTATCAGGCGGTGTAACGTTCGGAGAAAAGTACGGAATCTTAAAGCCGACGCGGAATGCCCATGCCGGTATGTTTTTCGACGGTATCGAAAAAGTATGCGGACAAGTACTCAAGCGGCAATAAGGAAAAGAAACGATGCGGAGTGCACTGTATGCGGAACTAGCAAAACTCTACCCCGTCTATTACATCGGTAACGGAGAAAAGACGGCAAAAAAACCGTTTCTTATTCTGCAATTTGAACATGGCATTAAAACGCGGCTTGGAAGCTGGAATATGGTTACCGTGAGCGTTTATGTGCCGGTGGGAGATTTTGAACTGCTTGATAGTGCATGTGAAAAAATCATTACCACGTTGGATGGTAAGCATCTAAAACGCATCAGCAGCGACGGTGTTTTTTTAGTGCAATATGTTGATTGCTCAAGCGACCTCGTTGAGGATTCACTTGACGCAATTTCAAAACAGCTCAATTTTAAAATCCCCGTTTTCGGCGGAGATTTTATGTAGATAAAATGGAGGTTAAAAGACTTATGGAAAAGAAAAACGAATACGGGTATTCAATCGGGATAATGCAGGCGGCGCATCTGAATGCTGACAAAAGCTGGCCATCTCCTAACGATTGGGAAGATACCAATCCTCAAACCGGTGAAGTGAGAAAGCATCGGGGTGGACTGGTTGGTAAAACCGGTCCGTTCAACATTGACGGCTGGTCGGGCGACGATTTAAAGCTGACTGTTCTGTACGGCACCAAAACGGAAACCTTTACCTTTGCCTCGACTGCTGCGGATAAAAAAGCGATAAGTGTTACTGATATGGCAAAAGACTTCAACACCGCCTTTACTGCGCTCAAGCCGAAAGGAATAAAACTCAAGGCAGCTAAGACAGTTGTCGGAGCCGATTACGATGCAGAGTATCTTAAAATCACGACAGAGAATGCGGGCGACTTACCGTTTTTTGCCCCGATTGGGTTTCACGGGAAACTCGCGGAGCTTCTCGGTATTGTCGGCTATGTTTCGACCAAAGAAGCAAAGAGCTTCAAAGACGATTTTGACAAGGAAAGCGGCAAAACCGTTGATGCGACAAGCGGACACGGAATCCGCTGTACAGTAAAAGAAGCGGATAAAATAAAGGGTGTCAATATTACCGCTTCTTTTGCAAGCCTACCGAATAAGTTCTTTGCCCTTGTTACCGGCAACACGTACAACGAGGAAACGGGAGAACTGTATATCGACAATGCCGGAAGCCCGCCGCTTGTTACCTTCCGTTACTTCGTAGAGCAGTACGAAAAGGGGCAAAACACAAAAGGTAGTTACGCCCGTGTCAAAGCGGTTATCTTCCCTTCGTGTCAAACGACACCAACAGGAAGCGAAGCAAGTGAAGATGCTTTTGGAGCTGTCGAACTGCAAGGCACCGGCGGGGAAAACAAACGCAGCAATTTACCATTAAAGTTTATCAAAGAAATTTCGCTTGCCGACTACACACAGTACGTACAAAGCTAAGAAGATCCTACGCTCGTCTAAAAAATACCGACGGGCGTAGTTTCATCGTCAATTAAGAGGAGATATCTATGTTTGAAAAACTACAATCTTTTTTCAAAGGGAAAAGCAGACGACAGGCAATTAATGCGGAGATTGCAAAAATTGAAAACGAATCTCCAAAAAACGAAGCGGAACGGCTTGCCCTTGCTACCTGTGAATGGGTGGAGCTTTTATGGAATGGAACGAAGCAAAAGTTTTTTATTCACAAAACGAATTTTCAAGAGCTTTTAGCCTGCGGGAGCTTCCCCAATATTTTATACAAGTTTGTCAATGGCATTACTGAAGCGGTCGGCGCAAAAGATTTAAAAGTATCGGAAATTGACCTTAAAAAGATGAAAGAGGAAGAAGATGAATTCCTTGTTGAACTTGCAAAAAAAAGTATGGTAACTCCAACCTATCAGGAATGTTACGACGCTATTTTGAAAATTCGCGGCATCAGTGAGAGTACCCTTAACGACGTTATCCCTAAAGATTTTTTAAGCGATCTTTTTCTTTTCTATCTTACAGATTGGGAGCGAGACGTAAAAAAAAATTTGGCCGCATTCAATTTGCCCGCTTCGGCAGGCTCGCAAAATACTACAGATGCAAACCCAGTAGCTACATAAAAGGCTTAAACGATTTTGAAGCCTTTTTGTTCGATGAGGCGTGTCTCGTTGCTGTTGAAGGAGAAAATCAGCAGCGGGAAGAAAAAGAAAAAAAGAAAAGATCGGAAGAAAAAAGGCAAAAACAATTTCAAAAAGATATGGCAGAGACCTTTGCAGGGGATGATACATAAAACGGGTTAGATAGATGGGACAGAGTTTAGGCGAAATATATGCAGAATTAGCATTAAAAACAGACAAACTTCAAAAAGGGATTAGAGAATCTAATCGCTCTCTTGCAAAACTTGAGCAGGATATTGACAACGCAGTTGATAGCATCAATGCGAAGCTCGCTGCTATTGGTACCGCTCTTTCTGCCAGTGTAACGCTCCCTTTAACCTTGCTCGGAAAAGCCGCGCTCGATACCTTTACGAATTTTGAACAGTCCATGCAGAATACTTTTTCTGTTATGGGGGCAAGTGCATCCGAAATGGAAGCCTTGAAAAACAAGGCGGAAGCCATGGGAGCGAGTCCCCGCTTTAGTGCAAGTCAAGCCGCCGATGCCCTCTATAGTTTAGGTTCAGCAGGTCAATCAGCGGCGCAAGCAATGAACAGCCTCGACGGTGTGTTACAGCTTGCAGGGGCGACGGGAAGCGATTTAGCCTTTACCTCAAGCACGATTGCTTCAACCCTTTCGCAGTTTAATCTCAGTGCAGAAAAGTCAGCGCACATTGCCGACGTGTTTTCATTGGCAATCAGTAAAAGCCAAGCGAATATGACAAAGCTCTCGTACTCAATGAAGTATGTCGGGCCGGTCGCTGCCGGTTTAGGGGTAAGTCTTGAAGCGTCAACTGCTGCACTTATGCGACTTTACAATACCGGTTTCGGCGGTGAGCAGGCGGGAACTATTTTACGATCCGGTTTGCAAAAGCTCGCAAGCGGTACGGATGATGTCAAAAAGAAACTCCAAGAATTAGGAGTAAGCTATGATGAGGTAAACCCGAAAACAAATAACCTTGCCGACATAATCGAGCGGCTGAAAAATGCAAATATCGATGTAGCAAAATCAAGCGAGTTATTCGGTGAAGCGGCGGCTGCCGGTATGCAAGCGCTCATTGAAGGCGGCGGTGATGCCATCAAAACAATGGACGGCTTACTGCAAGCATCCGACGGGGCAGCAAAAAAGATGCAGGATATTCAAAACGCTTCTTTTGCCAATACGAAGGCAGAGCTTTCAAGCGCTTTTGAAGCGGTTCAAATTACCCTCACCTCAAATATTATCCCGGCGGTCGATTCGTTTGCAAAAGGCATTACCCGCGTTTTACAGGCTGTTAATGACTTGCCGGTCGGAGTTCAAACAGCAGGAACTGCTCTTGCCGGATTAGCCGCCACTGCAGGTCCCTTGCTCCTTGTTGCAATCGGCATTAAAAAGATAAAAGCTGAAATGGTACAGCTGAACCTTGTCATGTCAGCTAACCCGATTATAGCATGGGGTGCTGCCGTTGCCGCCGCCGGCGCTATTGCCCTCGGCATTATTGCGCAAGTAAAAAAAGCACATGAAGATTATATCCACGGCGCAAAGCAAAGCGTAGAAGAAGTTAAGAAGCTGAAAGAAGATGCCTTAAAGCAAGGGAATGAAGGGCGTAAGATACAATCTCTTTTTGACGAATATAACACCTTAAAAAATAAAACGCAAAGAACAGCGGACGAACAAGAGCGGTATAACAATCTTTTAAAGGAATTACAGAAAATTGTACCCAGCGCAACCGAAGCGTTAGATGCGCAAGGACAGAAGGTCATACAGAATGAACAGGCAATTACCGAAGCGATACGTAAGCGCATTGAAAGTGAAAAAATTCTTAATAATCTTGCGCTTATTAAGGCAAAAAGCAACGTAGCGCATGCGCAATCGGTTCTTACATCGGAAGGGGCAAAACTGCCTCAACAACAAGCGGCATTAGAAAAAGCAATCACCAAAATGGAGCAGGCTGCAAGTAGCTATTCAAAAGCGCAATATCTTAAATCGGAATATGATCTTGCCCTGTTGGAAAACCGAAAAGAAGAAGCGGCCCGTATTTATAACACCTTAAAAAACTATGCTGATAAGGCACGGCTTGCAGGAGAAATCTCCTTAACACAATGGGATACTACCAGTATTGTTCAGGCATTTGAAACGGTTAAAACAAAAGCAGAGAACACCGCAGAGTCTGCCCGCGTTGCCTTTGAAAAAACGGCCGCGGCTATTCAAGAAAATGAGCAGGCACAGCGAGAACTCAATGAAGCGATGGAAAAACAGCGCACCTTAGAAACGGCTGAAAATAATCTGAATACTACTCCCCAACAAAAGAAGCATGATGAAGAACTTTCCCGTCTTGCGAAAGAATGGGAAGCTGAAAAGAAAATCATCGATGAGAAAAATCGCTGTGCGCAAAAGATGGGGGAAAGTTTTAGTGTCCCCGCAGAGCGGATAAAATTTTTACAAGCAAAATTAAAAGAACTCATTGCCATAAAACCGGAAGATATTGATAAGATTTTCACCCTCGACTCCAAAGGCTTACAACAATATTTTGATGCGATAGCCCAAGAACAAGCGAAGCTGGAAAAAGGCAAGGGAACGAAAAAAACAAGTAATAAGGAAAAAGATACTTCTTACCAAGCGCAAATAGCAGAACTCGATAAATTCTATCAAGAAAAACTCGCAAAAGCAAAAGAATACGGGCAATCCAACCTTGCCGTTGAAAAGGAGTATCAGCAAAAGCGGCTTGCACTTATCGAACAATTCATTACAGAGGAAGATAAGAAAAAGGGGGCCGGTAAAGGAATAACTGTTGAAACAAAACTTGCGACAAAAGATGAGAAAGGTTCCGGCGTAACGCTCGGCGATGAGCTCACTAAAACAAAGCTGATGAGCGATGCTTTTGGGCGATATCAAGTACAGCAAAAGGAATTACAAGCAGAGCTTAAAAAAACACAAGAAGAAATAATCGCTACGTACGATAAAATTGCAAAGGCAAAAGCCCGGATTGAAGCAGCAGAAAAAAACGGCAAAAGCGGAACAGAAATTGAAGCTCTCAATCAAGATTTACAGGCAATGCAAGTCTATTCTCGGCAGTTGGAAGAAAAGGCGCAAAACATACGGATAGACATAAACGAAGCCGAATTATCATTTTCACAAATAAAAAGCGGACTGGACGATATTGAAAAAATCGGCAAATCAAAACTTCAAATACAGCTTATCAACATAGAAGAGGAAAGAAAACGGCTTTTAAAAATTATTGAAGAAAATAGGCGGGCAAAAATAGCAGCGGCAAAAGACAATGCCGAAGAAATAGCAAAAATTGAAGCGGATACAGAAAAACAAAAAGATAAAGTTAATAAAGACGCTGATAGGCAAATGCAAAGCGCAAACGCTGCCGCTGTCAACGCATACGTACAAGGCGGAATAGCTATTGCTAAAACCCTTGCAAAAGTAATAGCCGATTCTATCGAACAGGGCTGTATTGACGGCTTTGCTGCAATGCAGGCGAGCGCCGACATACTTAACCAAATAGGTGATATGGTAGGAGATCCTATAACTCAAGCAGTTATAAAATCTGTAGCGGCGGCAATCGAAATAACGGGGACGATATTAAAAGCCGTAAATGCAGCTTCAATAAAAGCATTCAATGAAGAAATAAATACGATTGTAGAAAATTCAAAAGAAACGGCAGAAGAAGCTGCAGATAAAATTATTGACAATATCGAAAAAGAAATAACCGAAAAAACAAAATCACCGATGCTTGAAGCGGCAAAATCTATTATGGGAGCTATTACCAGCGGTTTTCAATCGGGAGATTTTAGCAATTTTTCTAACACTATCGACGGAATTATAAAAAAGTTAGTCATCGACAAAATGATAATGTTCTCTGGACTTAATACCGGCATACAAAAGTTAGTTGATAATATGTTTAGCGGTTTTAAGGGATCAGGTGAACAGCAGCGTAATATTTTAGAAGAACAAAACAAAAAACTCATAAAAGAAAAAGAGGCATCGGAAAAAGAATTTACAGCCTACCAAGAATTACTTGAGAAAAAAAGGTATCTCCAAAGGCAAGAACAAGGATGGTGGGGCTCTTTACGAGGTTCACACGCGAGAGATCGTGGCTATACCTATTGGACGGGTAAAGATTTTACAAAAGCCTATACAGATATTGATAGGGAATTAGCAAAATTTGAAGGCTCAAAAGCAAAATATGAAAAGGCCGTTGCAGCTATTGAAGAAATTAAAAAGAAAAAAGAACAATTAGAAAAAGATATTCGGGAAGGGAAAATAAAAGAAACCGGTATAGATCCATCCCAAATCATGGGTTTGGATAAAGAAAGGCTCAATCAGCTGATACAAGAATTTGGTGAGCCGATGAAAGAAGTGTTTCAAAAGCTGGGTTTTGATGTCGGTAATGATTTTAAAAAATCATTATCTGATGGGATGTCGTCAGCCCTTACCACAGCATTAGGAGAATCAGCGTATAATGCCGATTGGGACAGTTTTAAAAAATCGTTTGCTTCTGAAATGAAAAAAGCCATTATCCAAGCGGCTGTTGAAAACGCCGGTATCAAAAAGAAAGTCGATGCAATTATTGCAGAGATTATGAAAGATGGAAAAATTACCACAGATGAGGTAACAACGACTATCGATCAGCTGAAAAACCTCTATGATACGATTGAAGGCTCTATGTCGGAACTTTCCAAAGTTACGCGGGCGTTAGAAGGCGGGGTGGAAGTCAAGGCGAAAAGCTCCGGCTCTATTATCCAGCAGCTCTCCGGCGCTGATAGGGATTATTTTAAAGACCTCTTTACGGAATTTTTTTCAACCTTTAAGCAGCGCATTGAGCTCAAAGAGACGACTATTCAGCACATTGCAGCAACGCAGCTCATTATCAATTCGCTTACTTATAATTCCTATAACAGCACGATATACATCACGGCAAGCGAACAGACGGATTTACGGGCATTGTTAGCAGAGCTGATTAAAGCTGCACTAGCGGGGTAAAAAACAATGAGAATATTTGACGGAGCAAAAGAATTGGCGATACCGCAATGGATCACCGTAAGCGACAGTTCCTTACATACCGTGTTACAAACCGTATCGGTAAACGACCGGCATGGACTTGCAGCGGCAGGAACGCCGATCTATCAAGCGCGTACCTTCTCGTGTTCGGGGACGCTTTTTGCAGCGACGGCCGCGGAAGTAGAACAAGAACGCTCCCACCTTGCTGCATCCCTTACCGGTAAAACCCTTACCGTCTATCGGGATGATGATGATGAAATACACTACCGCTGCGTACTGATGGGAGACATCAGGACAAGCTACTATAGCGGCGTAGAGATTAGTCGGGCATTCGGTATCAGCTTTACGCTCAAGGCGCTTGATCCGTTCGGCTATGGAAAAGCCTACACCATCACCGCGCCAGCCGGAGCGCAAAACTTTACCGTATCAGTGGATGGTAATTATCCAACCTTACCACGTGTTACAATACAAAATATTCCGTATGCAGAAGGGGTATTATTGGAATGTGAGGGCTCCGTTCTTGAAGTCAACAAAAGGATTGCACTTGCATCAGGTGAATCGCTCTTATTTGAAAACGGCTGCTTGTATAAAAGTGGACACGATATTTCTATTCGGCTTGCAAAAAGGGCGGTTATCAATCCGCTTATTTTACAGGCAGGAAGCAACACGATGATAAGTCATATTCCGCAGGCGGTGGTAACACTCGATTTTCAAGGGAGATATAGATAATGGTTTTATGGTATGACAAAGACGGCGCGCTTATTGGGAAAGATTATGAATGCAGTTGGAGTTTCTCTCAAAAACGGAATAAAGAAGGAACAGGAAAGCTGGAGCTTTTAACCTATCCGCACGGCGCAAAGTATGTAGAGCTGTATAAGGGGGATGAAAAAATACAAACCGCCGTTATTGTTGACCATACACGGGACGGCGCAAAAGTAAATACCTCGATCCGCACACTTGAAACGCTTTTTAAAAACTACCGCCTGCCCGCCAACTGGAACGGCTGGCATAAAAAGCCGCTTAGTTTTATTCTTGCTGATGCCGTCTATGGTTTTGACTATATCCGTAAATCGAACCTTGCGGACTTTACCGATTATATTGAAAAGGTCAATGTCGATCTCAACAAAATAAAAGACGGAGATATTCATCTTGCACTCCATAAGGTAGGAGAAAGCATTCAGTATCACGAAATGGGATATATTACCTTTGCCTTTGATTGCAAAGAAGCAGTCAGCCAGCGGTATGTCAGGTGGATGGAAACAACCGGCGAAAAAGTCTATATCGGCATTCAATCAGTTTCTTCCGATACGCCTATTTTTTCTGCTACCGATGTGGATTTTTCCAATGCACCCGTACTCACCATAAACCGCAGTATCGAACACGATAGCGAAATCTCCGGCGTTCCGATTGCAAGCGATAAGCGCTATGTCGCTGTCCGCTTTATCCTTAAATATATCAATGCGGACTGGATACAGGATTTTGCAACGCATAAAGTCTACAATGAAAACAATGTCCTTGTTGACCGCACTGTCCGCGGCTTTACTCCGGTTATCAGGGCATTTGAAATTATCACCCGTAAAAAAACAGCGTTTACCGTCCGCTCAAGCCCTGTCGATATGGGAGAACTGGTAGACGGTATCGAGTTTAAATCAGGCGGCACTATCTGGGATGCGCTGCAAAAAATACGGGAGCGATACCCGTTTGATACAATGTGCTCTTTTGAAGATGGAAGGCTCTTTTTTGATTTTGCCCGCTCACTGGTGAAAGATAAAACAATGCAGGCGGACTATATCCTCCGTGCAAATGATGCTTCCCATAATGAATTAAATAATACGTCCATCAAAGCGCTCAAGCAGGACATTTTAAAAGTGAATATTTTGCACTGCTACGGGGAAGGAGAAAAGCAGCAACAGCTCTATGTCCGCATTCCAGAAACAGGAACATATGACGGAGGGGCTGCGGTGGAAGAGGTCTTTACCGATACCTCCATAAAGACAAAAGACGAGTTACAAAAGAAGGGGCTCAAGCAGCTCTTAGAAAAACGCAAAGAATCGGCTCCTGTCTTTGAAGTAGAAACGCTCATCCCGATTAGGCTTTTTGATGCAGTCTCTCTCGTTCACCCTGAAACCAATGATATTTACGAAACGGTTGTAGAAGAAGAACATATCAGCTACAAAGGTTCGGCATTAACACAAAAATTCGGGCTTGGCGGTTTTCTTTTTAATCCTATCGACGCGCTCATTAAAAAGGATAAGCAGCCTGCTATCCGTGAATACGCGCTCCAACCGTTTGGGCTTACCGCTTATGGAAAATCAAAATCAATTATTCTTGTATGGAAGGGTGAGGAGACACGCTATAGTATAAAATGGAAGAAAAAGACAGACAGTGAATACAATATCCGGCATGTGCAAGGCTTTACCACAGAATTTGAAGCAGTTGAGCCGAACACTCCCTATCTTTTCAGCGTTGCAGAGGTGAACGGAAGGGCAGTCTCTGATTACACGGCAGAAATTGAAGCGCATACCGTACCGGATAATGCACGCTTTACGTGGATTAAGTTCGCCTATGATGCTGCCGGTACCGATATGAGCGACTATCCGAGCGACGGACGGCATTGGATGGGCATTGCACATAATAAATTGACCGCCGAAGAAAGCGATAATCCTGCTGATTATACATGGATTAACGTACAAGGTAAGCAAGGCGTAGCCGGTGCTCCCGGTAAAGACGGTAAGCCTCGTTTTACATGGGTAAAATACGCCAATGATGCCAAAGGAACCGGCATGAGCGATAAGCCCGACGGCAAGGATTATATCGGCTTTGCCTTCAATAAAGAAACGGAACAAGAAAGCGATAATCCAGCCGATTATTATTGGCAGAAAGTAAAGGGTGAGCAAGGTGTTCAAGGTATCCCCGGCAAAGACGGTTCTACTAAATTCCTTCCGTCCCTTGAAATAACCGGCGACTATGAAAATCAAATAGGAACCTTTCAAGGAAG